CAACCCGAGGTTCTGGCGGATATCGGCCGCGCCCTGGTTGCGCTGCATCAGCTCGTTGCCGATCAGGCGCTGCTCCTCGCTAGGAGTTGCCAGCGTGGCGCGCGAGGACAAATCGACTAGCGCCCGGTTCTGGCTGTCTGCCAAATTGCTGGTTGCATCGCTCCACGCCTCTGATCCGATCGGCAGGCCCCGGTTCAGCAGGTTCGTCTGCATGTTGCGCGACTGCTGCTCGAACTGCGGGCGCATGTACGTCATGCCCTGGTCAAACAACGCTTGCCCGACGGGAACGCCGCCGCCCTGGTTCTGGATGGCGCCGGCCGTCGTGAACTGTTGCTGTGGCAGGAACCCGGTGTAGCCGGCCGTCGTCCCGAGGACGTCGCTTGCAGCTCCACCCAGAAGCGGGTTCAACTCCTGCGTCTGACCAACGACGTTGCCTTTGTCGTCGAGGTTCGCGGTGACCGAGCCAAACGTGTTTGTCTGCTGACCAGCCAGCGCATTGGCCTTTTGCGTTGCCTGGTTTGCGCTTGTTTCCGCGGCGATTAGCTTCGCTGCGTCACGCTCTGGCGCTTTCTTCTTGCCCAACTCGCCCTCCCTGTCTCACCCGTGCAGACGGAGCCAGCCAGCGGCATTCGCTGCGGAGCATCCCATAGATATCAAGATCGTCGCCCTCGCCGCCCGCCTGCCGCAGCGTGCCCTCGCGCACGAAGCCCAACCGCTCGACAACGCTGCGCGCCGGCTCATTGTCCTCCGGCACCAACGTCGTCACGCGGTTGCAGCCCAACTGCTCGAACGGGTATGCAAAGATCTGCTTGATGTGCCGCCTGCTGAGCCAGCCGGTATCACCTGCCCAATGCGCCTCGATGTTGCGGCCCTGGTGGTGGATGAACAGCACCGCGCCAATCAGCTCCTTGTGCCGGACGCATGCCATGATCTCGTAGTCGTAGGTGTGGACCATCTCCGTGGCTCTCATACCTAACCGGGCCGCCAGCCAGTCGGTGACAACCGCCTTGTGGTCCGGCTTGGTGACGAGGTGCATCATCGGATAGAGCCCGGCTTCATGAGGACGTCGGTGGCAAACCACTCGAGGTCACGCGACTGCGCCGTGACTTGAAACCGCACGCTGACAGATTGCCCCTCACCATCGATCGTGAACCAGCGCCGGTCAGCCCGCGCCTGCGCACCCCATGGGCTCCCCCATGCGCTGCCCCAGGGCGTGTCCGTCTCGTCCGTCGAGATGGCAACAGATTCGCCAATGCGCGAGCGCAGGATGTAGTTTGTGTCAACGCCGACCTGCCCTGAGACGCCGCCAGCCGTGCGCACGGTCGGTCGAATTGCCGTGAACAGATTGGTCAGCCCAGCGCCCTGCGGCACCACGAAAGCACCGCTGCTGCGCGCCGTGATGGCCGAGCCCTCGTCATCTTCGGCTCCAGTCAGCATCACCCGGCCGTTGCCGGTGCCGAGGTAGAGCTGATCGTTGAATGAGCACAGCCGCGCACCGGGCCAGCCGGTGAAGGTGCTCCACGTGTTGGATCGCGTGTTGAGGACGTACTGCGCCCAAAGCGCGCCAGACACTTGCGGCACCGTCACATAGACCGTGCCCAAGTGCAGAGCACCGTGCCAGCCTGCAGTGCCGCCGTGCCGCGCGGCCTCCGTGACGACACCCGGCGCGATCTTGCCCCACGGATTAATCCTCGCCAAATCAAGCGCAACGCCGCCAATGGCTACCGAGACAGGCAGGATGCCCAGCCGCGTCAACACCAGCAGCTCGCCGCCGACCTTGAACAAACACTGCCGCCCGATCGGAACCGCGCCGTCGAACTTGCCAATTAGCGTAAACGTGCTCGAGACGTCGCCCTGATAGATCAGCAGCTGCCCTGTGGACATGACAAAGACTGTCATGTCATCCGCGCCATCGCCGGCATCGCGCGACCATGAGCCGATGGCCATGCAGATGCCGCCCTCAGCGATCTGGCTGAGCTGGAACTTCGTGAGGGCGCCAGTGATGCCGCCCGCCGATCCATACCAGACGTCTGCGCTGCCGTTCTCGCAGAACCACACGCGGTTGCGCACGACACCCACGTTGACCAGGTTTGCAATGGTCAAGCCGCTGCCGGACCATGCCGTCGCACTGATCGATGATCCGTCGAAGTCCTGCGGCGCGTCCGTGCCGTTGACCATCAGCAGGCGGTTGTTATAGAGCGCCGTCTGCCAGCGGTTGGCCGTGAAGCCCGAGGCCAACGATGTGGCTGTGCCTGCCGTGGTCACGTCGTAGATCGCGCCGCCGCCAGCTGCCAGCATCTTCTGTGCTGTCAATCCGACAAACGCCGCCAGGGTCTGCACCTCGCCACTGCCAACGCCTGTCGCATGTTCGGCATAGCCATCCCGCAGCCCCAGGTTGCCCTCGCGCGCGGTCCAATTGTTGAGAACACGTGCCTCATTGGGCTGCAGTGCCGTGATATCGTCGCGCAAGTTGAGGCCAGCGTAGGCAGCCGGCAACGTGCGCATCAGGCCCTGCTGGAACTGCGTGGGCTTGTGCCGGAATATGCCGGGGTTGCGCCGCAGCAGCAGTGCCACTTATCGGCCGCCCTGCTGCAGCATCTGTGCCATTGACGGTCCACCCATCGACGGTCCACCCATCGACGGTCCCGGCTGCGGGCCTGCCGGCATCTGCCCGGCACTACCTTGCAGGATGCTGAGGGCCGCCATGCTCAGCGCCTGCGCGCCTCCAGGCATGGCCAAGACCATGCTGATGGGATCGGTGCCGACGCCAGCCTCGGCCGGTTGCGGCTGTGGGCCCGGCGGCTGAGCCATGGATGGGTCCATAAACATCTCGTTCATCAGGCTCCAAATCCTCTGTCTGGTATGTTGTCGACAACGATCCTTGGCGGGCCAAGATTGATCTTGCCCTTGCTGCCGCCGTCCGCCAGCACCTGCTCGAGCATCGCTTCATATTCGCGATACTCAGGCTCGTAGGGCATGCCCTTGGCCTGCAGCAGCCGCCACTTCAGGGCGAGTGTCAGCAGATCCTCGTCAATCAGCGACGTGTCGGCATCGGCCGACCACTCGCGCACGGCCGTGCTGTCGGACTGCCGTGTGATCCAGTTGAGGCTGTAGTACTCGTAGTACAGCGTCTCGCCATCAACCGTGGGCGTGGGGTGGATGTAGATCTGCCCAGCCTGCTCACGCCACCAGCGGTCGATCGTGGCCCCGGCCGTGATATCCGATTTTAGCCACGACCACTGCGCCGACGATGTTGGGCCGAGCAGCTGGCGCTGGTTGGTCTGGTCCCAATGCGACATGGGCGCGTGCGCGCGGAAGTCTGTGGGCAGATCGTAATTGGCCTGATCGGCTACCGTTGTGATCGTTGCCGTGTTGAGCAGCGCCGTGAACCTGTGCTGCCGCTCGAGCGTGTTGCCGGTGCGCTGCACCAGCGCCACGGCCTGGCGTGCCGTCAGGTTGGCGTTGCCAACGAAGTTCGATGGGATCTCGAACGACCCCACCTCCTCCATGGCTGCCGTGCAGATGCTGGCGATGGTCATTGCGGGCTCGCAAACCGGCCGTCAGGACTACGGAAGCCAGTCGGGCTTGATCGGTCCTTGATGGCCCGCAGCTGGTCGGCCTGCGTGCGGCCATTGGTGCGCTCGCCAGCCCGCCCGCGCATGTCCATCAAAGCTGCCTCGATCGCGGCCGGCTCGGCATCGCTGACGAAGCCCTGCACGTCGCGGGCCGTGATGTCCTCGATGCGCTTACCCGACACCATCAGGCCGCTCACACGGCTCTCCAGCGCCTCGGACTGCGAGGGTGTCAGGGCTGCGGCGGCTGCTGCTCCACCGGCTGCGGCGCCAGTGAGGCCCAAGGTCCTGTTGCCCTTGTAAGATCGCTTCGCCTTCTTCACAGCAGTTGGCGTGATTGCCTTTCCCTTGGCCTCCAGCTCCGTTGTCAGGTAGTCATCCATCGCTGTTTTTCGGCCAGCAATCTGCGCCGTGTCGACCGGGTTTCCTCCACGCACCTTCTGAAGATTCTGCTGTATCCTTGGCACGCTAATTGCCCGAGGATCTTGCCCTTGCCGAACAGCATCCGCCAGCATATCTCTAGTGGCCTGACTGTCCTTATCTGTGTAATTTCTAGCCCCAGGAGGTAGCTGTGCCTGACCCCGTTGACCTTGTCCGCCTGCCACCCCTTGACGGCCTTGCATACCAGCCTGACGAGGAGGAGCTATGGGTTCCCCACGACGTGGTGGCTGACCTGTGGCGCCAAAAAGTGATCGCAACCTTGCCAAAGCTCCCGGATTGGATGCTGGAGCAGGAGGAGCGATAGGGTTGAGCGCCTCAAAGCGCTGAACGCCTCGCCGCACTCCCTCGATTGCGCTCAAATTGGCTCCGTTCTGCAATTCGCTGGCAACAGTAGGCCGCGGCAGCTTTGTGGCGGCTGCGCCGTACCCCGCGCCAGCCGTGCCCAACCCAATAGCGAAGGCCATTGCTGTTTTGTAGTCGCCGTCAAGCTCCAGAAAACGGCGATAGTAAATATCGGCATTCACGCCGCCCTTTTCTATTTCTTCAGTATACTTTCTCAGGGCCTCGTCGCGTTCAGAGGCAAGAAAGGCCGCTTTTGCACCAGAGGCGGTAGAAAGTGCGGCATCCACCCCCAGAATCGGGGCTGCGTCGGCCAGCTTGTCCTTCCAGGTGTCTGGCTCCTTTAGCCACGGTCCGGCGTCTGGGTTGTCAAGCACCGACTCCTTGCCCATTACCGAGGCGGCAGCAGTCGGCGCGCCCCCTCGCACACCAACAGTGGTCGCTATGGGGTCCTGGCCGAAGTCTACATGATCTCTCTCCGCCGCCCCGATTTGGTCCACAACCCGCGCCTTTCTCTTAGACGCACGGCTTTTGATTGCGTGAATTACACCGGCCCCGCCGACTCCGGTTAGCAGCCCCCCCAGAGCCGCCGCTGGCAGCCCCCAGCGACCAAGGCTGAACTCGTCGCCAATGACTTCCTGCTCGATGCGCTTGCGTCGCTCGATCTCACGCTGCCTCGCCGCCTCAAGTGCCTGCCGCTCTTTTTCCTTGAGGCCAAGCTTGGCCTCTCCAACCTTCACCTCGTCCATGCCCGAAGGGCGCGCCTTCATCAAGGCTTGAATCAGCTTGTCATAATTGTTCGCAGCCTTTGTTAATGACTGCGACTGGATTGCCCCGTCTATATCGCCGTCATATGAGCCCTGTTCCTTAAGGTACTGCTGGAACGCCCTGACCTGGTTCGGATTGTTCCGGTCAAGCGGCGACTCGCCGTATGTCCACGTCGGATCTGCCATCACCTGCGCTCCAATTGACTGTCGATCTGCTGCAGCCTGCGCTCGCTGTCAGCAAGCTCCTGCCACCGGCCATCCCAGGCCCGTTCGCTATCGTTCGCCGGCGCGTTGTTCGCGTCGCTCCACAGCATGGCTCCGGCGGCGCCCAGCACCTTGGGCACATACCCGGCCGCCTGCAGCACCTTTGCCAGCCCGCCGTATGGCAGGAGCGACCCCGCCATAGCAGCATACGGATTGTTCGCAACAGCCCGGTTGGCATCCTCGGCCATTCCGCTCGGCAGCAGCCCGAACATATTGAGCGTCTGCCCGGCGCCACCCAGAGCACCTTCACCAACGCCCTGTGCCCACTGCCCCAACGTCTCGCCCCGGTGGTACGAGGCCGAGTGGCCCAGAGACATGTAGTTGAGGATCTCGCGACCCAGGTCGCTCCCCTGGTCGTAGAGCGACGTGTTCGCAGCATGGCTCATGCCCGGTGCTGGCGCAGGCGCAGTGAGCTGCTCCGGCCGCGCCGTCATCAGGTAGCGCGCCAGGGTCAGCCGCTCGACCTCATCGTCCATGGACTACTCCACGACCGGGCAGGCGTTGTTCACGGTGACGTTGCCGCCGCCGTCGTTGGTCAGCACGCGGCCAGCCCACGTCAGGCCCGCCTTGTCGCCGCTGGTCACAGTGATCTGCACGTTCTTACCAACCGGCAACTCCGTGCCACTGTAGGAACTCAGAGCCGCCGAGCCGCCTGTGGCACTACCTGTGCCAATTAGAATGCCGTGCTTGTAGACCGAAACATTGACCGCCATCGTTTACCTCAGGTTCTCTCGAGCCACGCCTTGGCCTGCTTGCGCCACTTCCCGACCTCGCGGCCCATGTTCTGCACGGCCTGATCCGACAGCCCGGCGATCTGTTCGATAGTCTGCACGCCCTGGCGCTCCAGCCACTCCATGGCGGATCGCGGCAAAAAATCGGCTTTGCTGAGCGGCGTTCCTTTGACCGTGCGTGCAATCACTTCCGGCTCTGGCGCTGCAGCCACCGCCGATGCCTGAGCCGCGGCGTTCTTCATCGCCTCATAGGCCTCCCACGCACCTGGGAAGCGGCTTTTCAGCTCAGACGCATTGAACGGCTTGACCACCTGCACCGACACATCGTGCGAGCCCACCACCTTGCTTTGCAGCGCGGGGATAAGCTTGTAGACCGAGCGTCCGGCCTTTTCGCTAGCCTTTGGGTCGACCGTCTCCACATCAACAAAGCGGCCCATCACCTGGGCGTTACTGGCCGAGGCCGGGAACCAGTGCTCTTGCATTGTCAGTGCTCCGTCAAAAAGTCGCCGCCACCCAGATAGGTGACGCGCGCGAAGTGCTGCCCTAGCCGCTCCCGCCACCACTCCGGCGGCTGTACGGTTAAGTGCAGCGGCTTGCCAATCGTCGTGCCAAATGCGTCCGGGTCACTCGAGATATGCCAGTAGCAGGCCCGCCGAACATGCTGTGAAACCTCAGAAAGAACAGCCTCGACGCGGCCGGGCGGGATGTGCTCCATCACGTCACAGCACACGCCATAGTCCGCCGCCTGCACGCCAGCCAGATCCCACAGCGGCGCGACATAGAGCGGCACAGCAACACCGTCATCAAGGCAGTTGGCGGCAATGTCGATGCCACGCACATCAAGCCCGCGCTGCTGAAGCGCATGCGCCAGACGGCCGGTGCCGACGCCGAAGTCGAGCAACGATGCGCCGGCAGATGGCGCGAGCCGCGTTGCGATCGCCTCGCAGCGGCGCTCGCCTGGCGAGTTGCTGCGGTATGGCGCATGCCGCCACATGGTCTGGTACTTCAAGCGCTCCGCGCCCGTCTCGTTTGCGTCGGTTCCGTCGATCGCGCGCAGCGTATCCTGCAGCAGGCCATCGCCCACCACCTCGATCGCTACCGGGTCGATATCGGGCTGCTGGAACCGGTGGCGCATGGCCAGGAAGTCCGACACCTGCGCCACGAAATTCATGCGGGTGCGTCGGCCATTGACGTCAATGTGCACCTTAGCATCGGCCCGATCTGGGTAGGCGTGCGTTGCGCCGGCCCGGAAGCTACTATCGAGGCCGTGAAACACAAAGGCTCGAAAGCCCAGAGCATAGCCCAGATTGAGCCAGCGCGTGCCCATCGTGGAGCCGCCGCCGAGCATGAACCACGTCTCGGGCTGGTGCTCCTGCAGCAGATCCTCTAGGCCTGGCAAGCCAGAGGGATGCCACAGCGTGACGTGGCAGTCCTTGAGCTTTTCGAACACGTCGGGATGGCACGTAGAGGCCACGTAGTAGCGCACGCGACGGTCTGCCACGACCACATCAGCCATGTGCTGGCCAGGGTCAAGGACGCCGCATGCGTTGGGTAGGATGCCCTGCTCAAGCAGATAGCCCAGAGAGCCATTGACCGCAGCCACATAGCCCTGGAACGCGCCCATTGTATCGGCCAGAGACGGCCCGCCAGCTGCCACCTCGAGGCGGTGCCCATGCGGCTTGCACGGGCGAAGCTCCGGCAGCCCCAGCTCGAGTGCGAGGCGAGCGTGGCCCAATTGGTCCACTGCTGGGACTGCCGGGGTAAGCTCCAGCCGAGGCCACTGCCCCGGCTGGAAGTCGTAGCGTGTCATCACGGGAAGACGTCACCCACGAACGGCCGCGCGATCTCGAACTCGGCCTGCAGCGTGTCGATAGCCGACGCACCCTTGGCATTGACGACCAAGTCACCCGCAACCGAGGCATCGTCGATGCTGCCAGCCGTGGCCGTGGCATAGACCTTGCCGTTGTCGGCAAACCCAGTCAGGCAGTTGCCGATGGCCTTGCCGGAGATCTGCACCCAGCCGAAGTCGGTGGCTGCATCCAGGGTCGCCATCATGACGCCAACCGGGCCGATCGCGTCGGCCGCCAGAAGCGAGCACGAGCCATCATCCATGTTAACCGTGACCCAGGCGCCCGTTGCGCCAGAAGTTACGCCCTTAACATACATGAACTCACCCGCCCCGTAGGCCGTCGTGCCAGAGTCCATGGCCCTCACGATCGTTCCGAGAGGGTGGTTTTGGGTCGTAGACACCTCATCGATCGGCTGTGCACCGACCATCGACGCATCCACGATGCGCCAGGTTCCTGCCGTTAGTGCCATGTTGTGGTCTCCTTACGCGACGATGACGCCCTGCAGCGAGGCGTTGCTGATGGTCATGTTGCCGGCCCAATACAGCGGCACCACGGTGGCGTCCTGGTTGACGCTGGACTTGCGATCGAGCGTCACGAAGTTGCGTCGCGCATGCGGACGGAAGTGGATGTAGTCGGTGTTGAGCAGGTACATCCGGGTCGCAGCGCAGTTCTCGTCATAAACGACGACGGCGCCCTTGTACTTGTACCCCTTGAAGCCGCCGGCAGCTTCGGTTTCGCTCATGAACCGCTGCTGCTGCTGCAACGACTCCTCGTAGTAGGTGAAATACGTCTCACCCGCCACGATCAGGTCCGGCACGTCCTTGCCGCGCGTGCAGCGCAGATACGTGCGGTTCATCGCGTGCCCGATAGTCGATGCGCTGGCCGTCACGCTCTCCGTCGAGAAGTCATAGAACTGGTTGCGATACCAAGCGTTCGTCGACCGATCGATGCCGCCGACAGTGCCACTCGTCGGGAGGTCCGCCACGAGGTGCTGCAGGCCGCCGATAGCCTTCCCGCTGTGCTCCGTGTTCGCATAGAACAGCGAGGCGCCGATCTGGTTCTGCATGGTCTTTTCGGCAACGGTGATGCGCGCCTTGACCAGGTTGTGCACCGCCTGGCTGCCGTCGTTCTGCAGATCCTCGAGGCCCGACATGGTGACGTTGCAGTTGGCCTGCTTCCAGTCGAACGAAGCAGACGTCATCACGTCGCTGCCGGAGACATCCAGCGTCTCGTAGCCCGAGTACCACTTAAACGTGCCGTTCTCGTCGTACATCAAGTTTTCGAGCAGCTTGGCGCCGCCGCCAGCCGTGTCGGTGTTGCCGTTCGCCTTCAGCTTGGCCAACAACGCGTTGTGGTTCAGCACGTTGTCGGACAGCTTGGAGCGGTAGTTATCGAGGGTGGTGGAGATGATCTCCGTGTAGGAAGTGTTGGGAATAGCCATTTACCTTGCCCTTGCTGGACTAGGCGGCTCCATGCTGGCGCATTGCGAGCGAGATAGCATCATCCAGCCCACCCACTGCCGGCCGAGCAGAGACAGCGCCATTCGATGGCCGCGGTCCCGATGCCCGCCTCGCCTTGGCCGCCTCGTCCTTGCGCCGCTGCTCGTCCATCCGTCGCGTGACTTCCGAATCGATCAGCGGCCGCGACAGCTCCGGGTCGGCACGGACAGCCATTTCATAGGCCGCCTGCATCTTCTGGAAGCTGTCCGGCAGCCCGGCCAAGCGTGGGTGCGTCTCCATCAGGGCGCCCATGGCCCGCTGCACCTGCTCGAAGTGTGGGAACATGAGCGTCCCATCATCCGTCTGTGCGCCGCGGAATTGGTCGATAGCCTGATGGATCGACGTGATGTGCTGGTGATGTTGGTTCTGCGCCCACTGCTGACGTTCCCGCAGTTGCTGGTCACGCCAAGCAGATAGCTCGCCAACTTGTTGCCGCAGTTGCTTGACCTCCGGGTCCACGAGCAGATCAGCCAAATCATCGTTTGGCCCCCTCTGCTGCGTCTCGCCGGCTGTCGGCTGCTGCTGTGCAAAGACTGCCGGGTTCTGGGACACAAACCAGTCAACAAACGCCTTGGGGTCGCGCTCTGCCGCGCGGTGCAGCGTCACGAGATGGTTAATGAAGCCAACCTCGTTCGTGCCCGCGCGCTGAATTTGCGACCGCAGATCGTCATCAAACAGGTCAATCACCGACTCCGCGAAGTTCACGTAGCCGCCGACCTCCTGCATCTTCCTGGTGTATCCGCCCTGCAGATCCTTCGCGAGTTTGCGGACGATGCCGCGCCCTTCCTCCGGCAGCTTCTGGAATGCCTTTCTGTGCTCCTCGGGCCAATGCTTCGGCGCCTCGTCCTCGGCTTGTCCGTCGCTGGGTTTGTCGTCAGCATCGGATGCCGTGGCTTCTGGTGCGTCGTCATCGCCGTCAGTCGCAATGTCGGCTTGTTCCTCTGTGTCCGTCTCGGGCTTGGTGTCTGCGCTGCTGTCAGATGTTGCCGTATCGTCGGTCCCGCCAGCCTGCAGCGCCTTGGCAATGGCAGAATCGAGCGACTCGTCTTCGGACTTGGCCGCATTGTCCACAATGGGACCGCTGTCGCCGTCAGTCTTCAGATCCATTTGAATGTGACTCCGGGTTGTGGCTCCCTGCTGGGTGCCGTTCGCGCCTTCTCCTGGGCGATCAATTCGCCCCGCTTGAAGTCGCCGGCCTGCCGTACGCCGTGCTTGCGCTCATGCGCGCGAAGCTGGCTGCGGCTGGTGATGTGCTCGCCATCGATCGGGCTGGTGAAACCGCCGCCGTAGACGCTATCGAGGTCTGGCATAAAAAAAGGCCCGCCAGATTGTGCGGGCCTGTCTCTTGTGACCTCGACCAGCTTGCGAGTGGTCGGGTCCAGACGATATGTGCGTTTCATGGCGTCAGATCCACCGTATCCAATGCTGACCAGTTGTTGTAGCCGAGTGCCTCGGCATAGGCCTGCTGTGCTTCGGGCAGGCTGGTGTAGCTGGCGCTCATCACCTGGTTGATAAAGTCCAGCATGCGGCCATTGAACGGGCCGGCGTCGATGCCCTGGTCATCGAACAGCGCATGCCAATCGCCCTCCCATGTCAGCTCCGTGCTGGTCAGGGCACGCACGGCAGCCTGCATGCGGGAATGGTTGCTCACGAGTAGTAGTTCTCCAGGGCCTCAACCACCTTGGCCTCGACGTCATGCGCAAACAGCTCGCCCGTCACAGCCTCGATGCCCGATACCATGATCGTCAGCGGCGGCAGGCGCATGGTCAGCGCATCAGCCTGAGCCGGTCGAAACCGGAACCCAATTGCGTCCATGGTCGGATCATCGACAATGCCAGCCGGGGCAAAGCCTGCCTTGGCCAGCCTGATCTCGAGCGCCTGTTGCACCTCTGTGATGGTCATCCCGACTGTGCCCCTGTCTTGACCTGCAGCACCGGGTCTACGGCCTGCTCCCATGCCGAGCATACGGACAGATCCTGCGTCATGACCACGGCATCGTTGCCAGCCGTTTGGCACCGGCCCAGGTTCTGCAGGCCCACAGGCGGGCAAAACCAATGCTGGCAATTCTTGCACTTGGGCGTGTCGCTGGCCTTGCGCAGCTCGAGGTCGATTGTGGTCATTGCTGTTCCTCGCCTGCCTCCAACGCCGCCATTGCCAGCCGCAGCACATGCGGTCGATCTACGGCTCTGCCGATCTCCCAGCCTTGATATGTTCTGAGCGGCACATCAAGCAGTCGTGCGGCCGCCGCCTGGGTTATTTTCAAGCGGCGGCGCCATGCTTTCAGATCGTTTGCCAATGCGTCCACGTCAGAGCACCGCCGAAACGCTAAAATAAGCCGCTTCTGGCCTGTGCCAGCCTTCAGTCGCCGCTGCGTGCCCTATGCTCTCTAGGGTGCTCAAGAATTTCGGCTGATCGTCAGAGCATTCGTTCGCCACCCAATCCCACGCAATGTGATGGTTGGCCGCCACCTCCGCCTCGCTCATGCCAAGCAGATAGTCACGGATAGCGTCCACGCCGCGATCGCGATCTTCTTCTGCATCAAACGGCACAAACCCACCCGCCTCGATAGCCCACTTTAGGACGCCAAACGACGTCGGAGTTTCAAGAATTGCTGTCATTCGCGTGCTCCCTTGCTGATGACATCAATATACGCTTGGGCGCGTAGCTTGTCAAGCAAAAGATCAGCTATTCAGTTTCTATTTCACCTTGACAAGGTGCGCGTTGGTGCGTATATATATAGTCGTCAGCAGCCGCCTCGATCTTGGACCGGGGCACTCTCATGGAGAGCACACATGAAGACCGTTACCGTTGAGATCGAAATCGACCGCGCCTCAGCCATTCTTGCTGGCAAGAGCAAGTACGGCTTGACCACTGTCGAGATCGACACGGGCCTGCTTACCGCAGACCAGCGCGATGAACTCGCTTACCTCAGCCGCTTCATCGGGGACGCAATTCGCCTCAAGAGCGCCGCTGGAAATGAGAAAGCTTTGTGTGTCTACACAGGCTACGGGCCCCAGATCAACTCGCACTACGTTGGCTACACGACGCCAATCGTGGACCCGACCGTCGAAGCCATCCAGACGGCGCTCGATCAACATCGCGCACGTCGTCTTGATGCCGGGGCCGCCTTGGCGGCCGCGCAAGCGGCTTACGAGGTAAAGTTGCGGGAGAAGGCCACGGCGTCGGCTGTTGCCTTTGTAAAGACCCCCCTGAAGGATCGAGTCGTATGGAGCGGCCGCCGGCCGAATGTCTACGAGAGCAGGGCACCGCAAATCGAGACCGTGCTCGATCCGTCCCTGCGAGAGGCGTTCGACGTCGCCGTCTCTGAGGCCAACGCCGAGGCCACACGCTTGAACGATGCCCACAAAGCCAGAAAGCAAATCGAGGCTTCTGCTAAGGCAAAAGCTGAAAAAGCTAAGCACTTGGCTCTTTCGACTTTCCTCGCAGACCATGGCACGCCAACCCAGCAGAAGCGGCGTGCTGCGAACCTCATGACGGACGATGAGATCCTCAGACTTGTCCGCGATCATGTGTTCGCCCCGCTCGACCACTTGGTGCGGTATGAGCGGATGAAGGCCTCCAACTTCGACGAACAGTATGTTGAATTTTCTTCAAATGATGCCGCGACCTGCTCCGACGAGCAGTTTGAGGCCATGGAGGCGATCGGAGCGCTGCTCCCCGAATCCACAGTGACGCTGCGCGAGCACGTTGCTGAGGTTCGGTCGCTGGACGAGACGCACGTTAAGCGCGGGTTCCTCGTCACTATGACATGGCACGGCTGGGTTCTCAGCCGGGAGTACGCGGCCGATTAAGGCTGGCACCATCGGGGCCGCCAGCAAACGTGGGCGGCCCCGATGGGCAATCACTCGTCATCCCTTGGCAACACAACCGGCACCCTGTTTGCTGCTAGAAGATTCGCGCTATCAACCTCGGCCGGATCAAACGCTGCCGAGGTTGACCGCAGCTGATTTGGGTTGCGGACGATAATCACCTGATGGCCACCAGAGCCGCCGGGTGTTGTGTAATTCATAAGCCGCACACTGTCATAACCCATATCCCAGGCATGAGCCAATGTCGCAGCAATCTCGTTATTCCGCTCTGTCCCGTCTAACGTCAGCCGAGCTTGCTTGTCTGAGCGATAGCGAAGTGGAAGAACTCTGGAATGCTCCAATGTCGCCCCTTGAGCGTCGCGAGCAAACTCGTCGGCTACTGCGGGATCGACCGCAACAGAAACTCCTTGAGCTCCAGCCCGAGAACCCGACCGACTGCCCCCATATTGTAGTTCGAAAGCCATAAAATCTTCTGGCGAATGAGTGCCGTGAAAAACGGTTTCCGGCCTCATCAATTGATCCGCTCGCTCCATTCTTGCTTTTGGGCTCATGTCGAGCGCTCGCCTACCCCCGCTTGCGCCGATGCTGCCCCGCGGCTTGGGCGCCGCAAGACCGCCAACAGTAGCGGCGCCGGCCGCATTAAACGCCTCCTCAATGGCCGCCGCGTCACTTGCCGACTGCCTGCCAGGCACATAGCCGCTCTGCAGGAACCGCTGCACACTCGGCACGCCTGTCATCTCGAGCAGCACCTGCCCGAGTGTTTGGCGGTTCCGCACCTTTTCGTCATCGCTTGGCAGCATGCTGCGCATGCGCTGCGCTGCCTCACGCTGGGACAGGATTGGCTTCACGCTCCCGCCAGACTTGAGCACCTGCGCGAGCGAGGGTTGGTCAGGCACGGCTGCCTCCCTGTGGCGGCTCCGGCCGGAAGGCCTCGGCCAGCCTCAGCTGCAGATCCACCTCATCGGCCTGCTGGTCACGCTGCATCTGAGCTACCTTGCCTGCCGCATCCAGCTCGTGCAGCTGCTGCTTGGCCTGGGCGTCGCGCTGTTTCAGACCCATGTCGATGACTTTGGCCTGCGTGTTGGCCTGCGCACCCTGCATCGCTGCCTGGGCCTTGGCCTTGATGGCCTCGGTCTCGGCCTTGATCTTTTCCGCCTTGGCCTCGGCCTCCGGGTCCGTCTGCTGCTGTGGCCCCTGCGCGGCGGCAGCCATGGCCGCCTCCTCCATCTGGTCGAACACGTCCTCAAGCGTCTCCTCGAGGCTGCGGCCAACCTTGAAGGCGCGCATGGCGAACGCGGTCAATTCGCGCGAGAACGGCACCAGCTTGGGCTGCTGCAGGGCGGCCGGCATGGCTACTTCCATCATCTGCATGATGGCCTGTACGAACTCAATGCGCTGCTTGCGCTCCTCAGCAGCATCGACCTCGGCCGTGACATCCGTCTCCACGTCGATCACATAGCCGCGGCGCTGGTCAGAGCGCAGGATGGCCTTGATCTCTTCCCATGGGGCCGACGACGCGATGGCCTTCAGCGCCTTGATCTGCTCGATATCCGGCGGCTTCTGCGGCGTGGGCTGCTGCGGCTGCATCCCCGGCCCGGCCTGCATGCCCCCTGTCATCGGCGGGCCGCCGTTGTGGCCCATCTGCGGCGGCTGCGTGAGCATCTGCAGCTGCTGCTTGGCCTGCTCGATCTCGGCCATCGTCGGCAGCTGCATGCCGGTCATGGCCGCCAGCTTCTCGCGCGTGAAGTGCTCGGCAATCAGCTCGGCCTTGATGCGGTAGCCGTCACGCAGAAACCGCTGCACGCGATCCTGGCGCTTGCTCAGCCGCATGGAACCAAATTGGCCCTTGATGCGCTGCGCCGTGGCTGTCTCATTGGGATTGGTGGCGCCCCGGATCACGTCCGAGATGCCCGTCACCTCGTAGATGCGCTGGATCGTGACCGCGGCCTTTTCATACAAGACGTTGATGGCCGCCACGATCGGCTGCAAATCCTCGGTCTGGAAAACAGCGGACAGGCCGCCCTTGTCCATCAGCGCTGCGAAGTTCCTGACGGGGATGAACTCGTTATCACCGGCCAGCATCAAGTTCTGCAGCTGGCTGTCCTGCCCGTCGATATCAGCCGCATAGACGCCGCGCCGCTTGCAGGCCTCGACCAAGTTGTAGAGGCGGCTGGCGATCTCATCCAGCTCGTTAGCCTGATCCTTGTACTGCAAGAACTCCGGACTGGGCGTCAGGCTGCTCGTGGTCTTGATGGCATAAAGCGGCTCCGGGCACGGAAAGAACCGCTCGAGCTTGTAAGGATCGTCATCGGGCGGCTGCAGCAGGTACTGGTAGCCCTCGGCCACATAGCAGCGCTGGCGCTTGGTTTTGTCCCAGACCTCCCACACACAGGCCCGCTTGAATGTGTCGTCGTCAGCATCCTTGTCCGTGTCGGGTGCGCCCTCGATGCGGGCGTTCAACGGCACATTGTCAGCATGCTGCGGGAAGTAGCGCTTGAGGTCGTCGCGCGTGTAGTGGTGCCGCCGCGCGACCCACCAAACGTCAGCCCACACACGGCCATAGCTGCAGCGGAAGTCCTTGAAGAACACGTAGTCCCAGCGCACCCGCTGGTCCGTGATCGTCTCGCCCATGACGGCGGTGGGCTCGTCCTCGGGCGAGGGCTGGTCATCCTCGACATCGGCCTCATAGACCGTCCAACACACGCCCCGCCCCGGCAGCAGCTCGTCCTCGATCGCAGCCTCGACAGCCAGATCGGCGTCGTAGCTGTCGTTGCAGTAGCTCAGCGCCCGCTCGAGCAGCATCGCGGTGGTGCGCGCTGCCTTGTCCTCCTGGCCGCGGTTGGCAAAGCGGCGGCGCACGTCCGGCTTGCCGATGCCCTGGAACAGCGCCGCCTTCAGCAGCTCCGTGTTGCTCCACAAGATGTTGACGCGCTGCGTGGCGACGCTATCAAGGCCACGCTCGTCCTTGTAGCGCGACAGCACCTTATCGGCCGCTGTGTGCCAGGCCTCGTCACGCTTGGCAGCCGCCGTCAGCTCGCCGAGCCAGAACTTGGCCTCGAGCGGCTTTTCGTCGGCCTGTGCGCGTGTTTCCTGGTCGGTGGCTGCCTCGCTCATATGTGCTTATTCCTGCCGGCCATCATCGCCCTGCGCCTGCGGCACAAAAGGAATCTGGCCGCGGTTTGCGGCGAGCAGGTTCGAGCTGTTGCGCTTGGCGGGGTCGAAGGCGGCACTCACCGACCTAATATCGCTTGGATCGAATACTACGGCGCTTCTACCACCAAACTCTGTGTCATCTAGACTTATGCCATGGTAACCACGTTTCCTTAGGCTCCTTTTCCAGCGATCAGCCGCCCCCTCGCCATTCTTATCTAACCTTCTGTCGAGAACATTCATCACATAATCAAGGCTTATTGGCTCTCCGCTTTCAAGCTCATCATAAAGGCCGCCCCGCACATATACTGGAATAGTCCGCCCGCCAGTGCCATCCATACCGGCCATGCGTGCCACTGCCTCCGGCTCCGACGTGAACCAATGGCCAAGATTGGCTGTTTCCGCTGCTGCGTCGCTGCTCGCGTTGCCGTGCGTGTTGCGACCCAAATATGCGTTATCGAAAGCGTCGAAATCGGAATCAGTCACGTGATACCAAACCGTGTCGGTATCAAACCCCATCTCCCGCGCCCGAGCCATTCTGGCCTCCTGACTCATGTCCAGGGTTGCGGGATGACGCGATCCGCCGGCAAAGAGCGTGTCCTTGGGCAGGCCCTTGGCCATCACACCGCGCGCGCCGACGGCATAGGTTGCGCCACCCAAGTCTAAAAGCCCCATAGCGATCTTGCCGACGTTCTCAGCCTCGCGCAGGCCTTGCTGTCCGGGCTGGTAGCCGCCCCCATAAAGGATGTCCTTCACGCCGCCATACAGCCCCTGCATGGACGACGCGAAGCCCTCGGCAAGGGGACGCGGATCGAGTGGCAAAAACGGCGCGATATTGCGATTGTACCAATCCTCCTGCGGCCGCTGCTGCAGCACGCTCGCCATGTCAGCTTGCTGCTGTTGCCGTGGCCCCATCAACTCCTGCGCAAGAGACGACACGTCACGCAACCCCTCTTCGGCTCATACGTGCGTGCCTCTTGTCATGCTCGGCCACCAGTTCATCCAGCGTAGGCATCCGCGTCTCCACCGGCTTTGGTGCTGGCTTTTCGATCGGCGGAAACAAGCCACTGTTGATTGCGAATTCACCAAAGGCATCGGCGCCGTGGCTGTTCTCGTCGTGCAGCGGCACGGTGTAGCTCTGCAATGCGTCGTTCCATTTGCGGCGGTAGCGCTTGAGCCGCTTAAGGCCCATCTGCACACGTGGCGTGTCGTTGAACCGTGTTACCGGCAGCAGCTGGCGCACGGCCTGGATGCGGTCGGACGGGTTGGCGGCTGCACCACGGTGGATGCCCACCATGCCCAACCGCTGCAGCGTCTCGATCCTGCTGCGCGCGCCCGAGCCCCACTCGCGCAACTTGACGTCGTGCGGCAGGTAGTGGCGATCATAGTTGTAGGGCGTCAGCCGACCCAGATCAGCCAGCGCCTGCACCTGCGTCCACTCTGCAAAGCGCTCCTCGCGCTCGGGTGGCCGAAACAGCTCAGGCAGTGCCGTGGCCATCACGTCCTCGGCCCCCTCACCTGTCGCCTCGTAGTAATCGATCACGGTCGCGGTGCGGCCATCGTCCTGCCAGAACCAGACGGCCGTGTGGTCGTCCACGCCGATGTCCCAGGACGTTTTGACCTTGCGCTTGGGCTCATGCGGGAAGAAGCCAATGCGGCCCTCGCGCTCTGCATGAGCCAGAAGGCGGGCATAGTACGCCCCCTCACTGATGATCTCGTAGCCACCGCCCCAGACATGCTCGGCAAGCTCTGGATCAGTCGCATAGTCGCGCTGCATCTCCTCGCGCAGCACTGCCGGGAACCAAGGGTTGTCGGAGTGATTGCACTCCACCACGATGGCATTGGCCGGCTTGTGGGGGCCACGTAGAAGCTCATCGACCGCGTCGTTGTCGTGCCGCGGGTTCCAAGCAAACCACAATTCGCTATTGTCTTTGCGGATCGTCGGCCGCAGCAGCCGCAGCGAGACAGCGCTCAGTGACTGCGCCTCCTCGACCCAGGCCCAATCGAAGTCCTCGAGCGACTTGATGTTCTCGGCGTTGTAGCTCTGCATGCCCCTGAAGATCATGTGGCTGCCGTTGCGGCCCCTGATCTCATCGCGAAGCACGTCAAAAAAGTCGCCCAGGCCCAATGCTTGGATCTTGTCCTCGATCAGCTGCTTGACCGAGTCCTTGATGCTGTTTTGCACCTCACGAATGGCCACGCCACGCGTCGGGCGGGAGTAGTTCGTGAGCACTGCCATCTGCGCAAAAAAGTGGCTCTTGCCGGAGCCGCGGCCGCCGTGCGCACCCTTGTAGCGAGCCGGCTGCAGCAGCGGGGCCAGCTTCTCGGGGACGGCGACCTGCATAGGTGTCAATCGTCGGTCCCTTTGGGCCGCACGATCACCCACTCGATGCGCTGCTCTTGCCTGATCGGGCCGCCATCCGGGCCACTCTGCTCCTGGGCAATCCTGTCGCCGTGATCCTCGCGGAACATGGACTTGACCATCTGCGACCACAGCGGCGTGTTGAAATCGCGCGTCTTGTAGCTCTCGGCTGCCAATTCCTCGTGCCAGGCCTGGCTTAGCGTTGTGGCCCGTGAAAGAGCGTCTGAAAACTCTGGG